CTGTATTTTCCCTTATAAGTTTTTCAGTATCTATTTTTTTACCAATGTTATATTTTGCTGATAAATTCCACTCTTTCTTTTCTTTAAAAGGCAATACTTTAATTTGAGATAATGGTGCTTTATTCTCAGCAGCCTGTGTGTTTACTATATCAATTAGGTTCCAATCTTGTAATAAGATTGCTATTGTGTTTCTTCTTTGAATATCATTCTCAACCAAGGTAGATTTCTTGCCGTCTAAAGCAAATAGTTCTTTAAAGTGTGTAATAAAATATTTACCTTGTTTGTGTAATATGTGACATGATTGGTATAAGGTCTTGTCTTTACGACTAGCCACACCAATTCTTGTAAGGGTTTCCCTTACCTTTAAAAAATCGTCAGGTTGTTTGATTGTTACCTCTAACATACTCTCTGGCGACCATTGTATTTCTTGCTCACTCATTTTTTTCTCCCGCCTTTAGATAAGGCTTCTTTTATAAATTCAACTTGTTCTTTTGTTAGTATGTTAAGAGCCTCTTTTGCTTTTTCATTACTGTAACCATAATACTCTTTTACATGTTCTAAATTATTCAACTTGTTTTGTGACAACCATTTGCCACCAAATCGCTTCTTTTTCCTTATACTATTTAGTAGAAAATGGAATTGAGTTTTCTTGTCCAAGAAATGATAACCATTCATCTCATTAACTTGTGCTATACAATCATAAAACATTGATAAACACTTGTTAATTACGAATGGTGGATACTTCTTTTCCCACGTTAAATCGTCTGTATCTAATAGGTTTTCTTTTGTAAAGTTAATAGAGTTTAAATAATCTTTTAGTTCGTAAGCCATATTAAAAATAATTAAAATTTATATTAACCCTCTTATTTTCATCTGTTGTATTTGTACTTGCGTGCTCTTTATTTGGATCAAAAAATATCATTCTATTTTCTACACTATTAATTTTTTTACCATCAAACATTTTTGTATAACCATTACAAGTATTTAAACAGAATAAAGCTCCTTTGTGTTTATAACCATAATCTATATGTGGTGTATTTTCTACAAATCTGTTTTGATTTGGATAATTATTCAACTTTACTCTTATTAAACTATTCCAAAATTTATTTTTTAAAAATGGTTTAATCATCATATCAAAGTAACTCGAATTTGGTTTATCTTCAGCATACAAAACGTGTATTAAATAAAATAATTCATCTTGTTTTTCATCACTATTAGTAATTGTATCACAAAAAAACCAAGGAAACAACATGTGGTCATAAACATTTTGTAATTGTTTTAAATCTTCTTTATCTAAAAAATTATCTATAACTTTATATTTTGACATACTTAATACTCATCTGTTTCTATTAACATATCTGAATTAAAAGATATAATTATTTTTTTATCATTTGTATTATTTACTGGTGACCTGTGCATTATATTAGCAGGAAAAGTTAATAATTGTCCTTCTTTAACTTTAATATTTTTAATAGGTTTATTATTAATCTTATCAAATAATTGAGTTTTTAAAGAGTTGTTTGGTAGATGTATAAAATATACATTTGACCAATTACATTTTTGATGATTGTGCCATCCGTGTGTATCATTAGTTTTATTATTGTAAATCTGAAACCACATATTGTATATGGTCCAACCCCACTTTTTAAATCCTACTTTTTTTGATATTTTATTATAGTAAGGTCTAATCTTTTTCATAAAATAATCTTTATATTTTTTTTGATTATCTAAAAGTTTCCAATCAGTTTTACTAACTCTACCTTGCTTAGTATCAGGCATTAAATTAAAATATTCAAGTAATTTTTTCTTAATTATTTTATGTTCCTTTATATCTGTAACCATATAGAAGTTTTTTAAAGAATATAATTTTATACTACTTTCTTTTGACATATTATCTAAATGTAAATACTCCAATTATTCTTTCACCCTTTTTAGGAAAAATAGCATAATGTGGTAAAGCATCAAAACATATTCCTTTATATTGTTTAGGTTTGATTTTTTTAAAAACTTTATTTTTTTCATTTAAGATTACCGTGTAGGCATTCTTATCTTTACAATCATTAAAATAAACTATAAGTTGTTTGTGTGGATAATTATGGTCTATATGAATAGGTGATTGTTTTGAACCATTATTAAATGTTAGATTGACGGCAACTCTTAACATTTCTTTAAGTGGTATATTATTTTTACGACAAAAAGAAATTAATATTTGTCCTAATTCTTCAAAATATTTACTTTGATATAATTCTTTACTTGTTCTTTTTTCTGGTCTTTCTAATACATTGTGTACTAAAAAACTATTGCCATCTCCAGGCACACATTGGGTCCTATAAACATATGGAAAATTACTTTTTAAAATAATGTTATCTATAAACTTTTTATTCCTGTTTGATAAAAAGTTTTCACTTTCTACATAATTTAACATAATAATAATTATTTTCTTTTTTCGTGTTTTATATGCCCTTTATGAGAACCCATATAGTAATCGCCTGGTTCATAATCCCATCTTTTACCATGATGACCTCTTATATCAGCATACCACATTCTCAACTTTACTATCAAAGTTCTAAATAATGTTCTTTTTGCCACTTTGTCCTCTACTTAAATTTACAACTTGCCATTATTTCAGTTAAGCAAGCGACCATATTTATCTCCTGGTCAGCCACAAAAGCAGATTTATATTGATATCCAGCTAAAATTAATATTGCTTGAGGTATAGATTTAGAATCTAGGTGTGTATAGAGAACATCATAGACAGTTTTAAATAGAAAGGCAGCCTCTTTGTCAAGGTTTTGTACCACCCACTTTCTCATGTCATTAAACTTCTTCTCTTTTAATGACTTCATTAAGTCTTTGGTGTTCGCCTCCGATAGACTAAACAATATACCACTGTCTATTTTACCTCTTACAGAGTATCTTTGTAGTTCGTTTATGGTTCTTCTAAAATCTGGATAGTATTTCTGTATCAGTTCACCTAATACTTTCTTCTCATATTCTATCTTTTCGTCTTTTAAAACACCCTCTAATCGTTTCATAAAGGCAGTAGCCGTCTTAACCTTTTGACCATTTTTAATAGCAAAGTCAATTACGGTACAACGACTATGTAAGGCAGGTATAATTTTATTTACATAGTTACAAGTAAATATAAACCTACAGTTATTATAAAATGTTTCTATAAAGTTTCTTAAAGCAGGCTGAACACTATCGGCATTCATGTAATCTGCCTCGTCAATTATGACAACTTTATGATTAGATTCTTCGGTAAGAGATACAGTGGAGGCAAAGTTTTTAATCTTATGTCTTAATGTATCTATTTGTCGGCCTTCATCTGAACCATTGATAATGATATAATCAGCACCAAGTTCCTCACATAAGGCTCTTGCTACTGTAGTTTTACCCGTACCAGCAGTACCAGATAGAAGTAGATTAGGTATTTCTTTTTGTTTTAGAAAGTTAGTAAATGTTTCTTTTAAACTAACAGTTAAGATACAATCAGATATTTTTTTAGGACGGTATTTTTCAACCCATAAAAAGTCAGACATTTAAACCTCCCTTAAAATTCAGAGTCAGGTTCTAATGCTATCCAATACTGTATTGATCTGTTTCTATTAACAAAATGACTTATCTTTTGTTTAGAGATAGCTACATCATAATCATCACTGATCATTTTAAAGTTCTCTGCCTTAAAGTAAGCAGTAAACTTCTTATCGGTTTCACCAACATTCAAAGAATATTCGTTAGACGATTTGTTCTTTTTATCTGTAGCTTTAAGTTTGATGTTTTTACCATCACCAACAACAGCAACATCTGGTAAATTAAGAGTTGTAACACCCTTTAATAACTTAGCAAACGTTTCTTTTTTCAAAGTAAAAGTAACTTCTTTATCAGGCATTGTGATGTTTTTAGTAGGCGCCACAATAACTGACTTGTCAGCAAAGAAATACTTAACTGATTGTTTAGAGTTTGTGTCAGCGATTTGTACATTTGAACCACCATTAAATTTTAGTTCTGGTTTTTCAAATAGTTCTACTGATCTTAAAAACTCTGGTAGATCATAGATAGCAAACTCGCTATCAAACTTTTCTGATATTTCAGCCTCAGCCAAAATGTTTTTCATTGTTGAGATTGTTTGTACTTTGTTTCCTGGTTTAAGCAGAATATTCTGATTAATGTCGGAAAAGTTTTTTAGTAAAGCAATCGTATCACTTGATAGATTCATATATCACTCCTTCATAATTTAACATATTATAATATAACACAGCTTTGTCCTATTGTCAATGCTAGTTGTTTCTTCCTGTTTCTAACCATTGTAATACATTCTCTGGCGAAGATTCACCGTATGGATCTGTAGTACAATCATCTGATTTACCTGGCTCTTCAAATATTTTTTCTATGATACCATCATTAACTATCATAGCATATCGCCAGCTTCGTAAACCAAAACCTTTATCGTCTTTTTTGACTAGCATACCCATTTGTCTGGTAAACTCACCAGAACCATCAGGTATTACTTTAATATTTTTTATTTCTTCATTGTTTGCCCAAGCATTCATAACAAAAGAATCATTTACTGATATACAGTATATCTCATCTATAAAATGTTCTTGGAAATTAGGCCAATTTGCCTCAAAACCTGGTAATTGTTGTGACGTACATGTAGGTGTAAACGCTCCTGGTAAACTGAATACTATTACTTTTTTACCTTTGAAATAATCATCTGTTGTTTTAGTTGTCCACTTACCATTGTCAAATGTACAACCACCTGCCTCGTCTATATCGCCTTCTCTTACTTTAAAATTTACTTTTGGTAACATCATATATTTTCCCTTCAATTTTTGGAGCGGGTAGTAGGTAACGCTCCTACGTCTGTGAGTTGGTAACCCACCGTAATACTTTTATACGATACCCGCATTTTTATAATATATCATAAACTTACTCCAAAGTCAATGCTGGTTTGAAGTTCATAATTAATATTTCTTTACCTCTACTGGTAGTCTTTTTCTTTGACTTTGTACTATTGGCCTTACTAAACTCTTTAGAAACCCAATGGTATTTGTCTTTTGGAAACCACTCCGATAGTAAAGGAAAGTCATAATAAGACAATACGAAATTACCTTTAATGGACTTTAACTTGTTTGCCAGGTCTTCGTGTTGACTTCTATTGAAATCTTGTACATAGTAATCTTCCATTTTATAATATGGTGGATCACAATAAAATAATGTGTCTGGTTTATCATACATATCAATAACAGTTTCAAACGATTCGTTATGTACATGGTTAATACCTTTGATATGATATAACCATTTCTTGTTTGAAATCTTATCTATAAAATGTTGATACTTTGATTTGTATTTACCTCTTAAATCCACATAATTTGTTTTTTCAGTTAAGGTATCGCCACTAAAACTTTGTGTTTGTAGATACAAATATTTTGTGGCTCTATCTACATCTCCCAATTCAAAGTCTGTAGTTAAAGGAAATAAATCTTTTTTAAATTGATTAAATAGTTCTTTGTTTTGGTCTTCATAAGATAATAAAGACTTTAAAAATTTTCTATCATCATATCTGGCACAATGAAATATGTTTGCTATATCTTTATTGAAATCATTATATACGTTTGTATGGGCCTGATCTATTTGATGGTTGGCCATAAAGTAAACCCAATAAGCACCACCAAATGGTTCAACATAAGTATTGTGTTTTGGAAATTGTGAGGCAATCCACTTTGCCTGAAACTTTTTGCCACCTAGATAACTAAACATAATGAGAGTATATATTAAAAAAGGCGGAAAGTCAATGCTCTCCGCCTTTCAGGATTAATTATTTAATTGTTATTGTTCTAGCTTTTTTGTGGTCTGGAATAATTCTTTCCATAGATACCACTAAAAGACCATCTTTTAACTCAGCACCTTTGATTTCTACATCTTCGGCGATTGTAAAAGATTTAGAGAACATTCTTTTGGCAATACCTTTGTGAAGTACACCATCATTGTCCTCAACTT